GCTCTTGCTGGTCGTGGAGCAGACTTATTTATTATTGATGATCCACATTCGGAACAAGACGCCAAATTAGGTAGATCTGATGTGTTTTTACCCGCTTGGGAGTGGTTTCAGGCTGGTCCAATTCAACGTCTTATGCCTGGTGGCGCTATTATTGTGGTGATGACTCGGTGGTCTAAGCTTGATTTAACTGGGCAGATCGTTAACCACATGATCAAAAATGAGGACGCAGAAGAGTGGGAGGTTGTGGAGTTCCCTGCCATAATAGACGACAAACCCCTGTGGCCTGAGTTTTGGACAATTGAAGAACTCCTGCAGAAGAAAGCGTCTTTGGATGTTAGGTATTGGAATTCCCAGTATTTACAGCAGCCGACAAGCGAAGAAGGCGCCCTTATTAAGAGGGATTGGTGGCAGACTTGGGAAAAAGAAGATCCACCCCACTGTGAGTTTACAATTATGTCTTTAGATGCAGCACAAGAAACTAATAATAGAGCAGACTACAACGCCTTAACTACTTGGGGTGTGTTCTTTAACGAAGAGACTAATAACTACAACATCATATTGCTAAATGCCATTAAAAAACGCTTAGAGTTTCCTGACCTTAAAAAGCTGGTTTTAGAGGAGTACAAGGAGTGGGAGCCAGATGCGTTTATGGTGGAGAAGAAGTCAAACGGGGCGGCACTATATCAAGAGATGCGGCGCATGGGTATTCCAGTAGGTGAGTTTACGCCGGGCAAAGGGCAAGATAAGATGTCTAGGGTAAATGCGGTATCAGACTTGTTTTCTAGTGGGATTGTCTGGGCTCCAAGCCGTAGATGGGCAAAGGATGTTATAGAGGAATGTAATGATTTTCCTAGCGGGGTTAACGACGATCTGGTAGACTCTACAACATTGGCACTGATGCGATTTAGGCAAGGGGGATTTATTCGCCTTCCAAACGATGAACCAGAAGAAATTCAATACTTTAAAAGTAATAGAAGCAGAGGTTATTACTAAGGACAAATATGGCAATAGATAAAGCACTTAATCAAGCCCCTTTAGGTTTAGACGCACTATTAATAGACGCAGAAGAGCCGGCCCCAGATTTAGAAATTGATATTGCTATTGGCGATGAAGATGAAGTCTTAGATACTGTAGAAGAAGATAAAGAATTTGGTGAAAACCTTGCAGAGTATTTATCTGAAGGTGAGCTGTCACAGTTAGCTGGTGATTTAATAAGCGACGTTGAAGATGATGTTTCTTCTCGTAAAGATTGGATTCAAACTTATGTAGATGGCTTGGAATTGCTAGGTCTTAAGATTGAAGATCGTATGGAACCGTGGCCGGGAGCTTGTGGAATATATCACCCAATGCTAGCAGAAGCTTTAGTTAAGTTTCAATCAGAAACAATGATGTCTACATTCCCTGCTGCGGGACCTGTTAAGACACAGATTATTGGCAAAGAAACACCACCTAAAAAAGAATCTGCAATTCGTGTCCAAGACGACATGAACTATCAACTAACTGAAAAAATGCCTGAGTATAGACCTGAGCATGAGCGCATGTTGTGGGGCTTGGGTTTAGCTGGTAATGCATTTAAAAAAGTTTATTACGATCCATCATTAGAGCGTCAAGTTTCTATGTATGTTCCAGCCGAGGACTTAATTGTGCCTTATGGAGCGTCTAGTTTAGAACAAGCAGAGCGTGTAACCCACGTCATGCGTAAGACAGAGAATGAGCTTAGAAAACTACAGGTAGCTGGGTTTTATTTAGATGTAGACCTTGGTGAGCCAGAGAATTCATTAGACGAAGTAGAAAAGAAAATTGCGGAAAAACTTGGCTTTAGAGCTACGACAGACAGTAGATATAAGCTATTAGAAATTAATGTTAATCTAGACCTACCGGGATATGAACATGAAGAAGATGGTGAGCAGACAGGAATTGGTTTACCGTACGTCATTACTATTGAAAAAGGCAGTCAAAAGGTTCTTGCAATCCGTAGAAATTGGGAGCCAGACGACAAGACACATACTAAGCGTCAGCATTTTGTCCATTACGGGTACATCCCTGGTTTTGGCTTTTATTGCTTCGGTTTGGTTCACCTTATTGGTGCTTTCGCTAAATCTGGAACGTCGCTTATTAGGCAATTGGTGGACGCAGGTTCACTTGCAAACTTGCCAGGTGGCTTTAAGACCCGTGGATTGCGTGTTAAGGGCGATGATACACCTATAGCTCCAGGAGAATTTAGAGATGTAGACGTACCTAGTGGTACGATGAAAGACAACATTATGACCCTCCCGTATAAGGAGCCAAGTCAGGTGTTGATGGCGTTGTTAGGTCAGATTGTAGAAGATGGACGTAGGTTTGCTAACACAGCGGATTTACAAATATCAGACATGTCTAGTCAGGCCCCAGTAGGTACAACGCTTGCAATTCTAGAACGTACTCTTAAGGTAATGTCGGCAGTTCAGGCGCGTATCCATTATTCAATGAAGCGGGAGTTAAAGTTACTCAAGCGGATTATTGCGGACTACACACCAGAAGAATATAATTACGAGCCTGTTGAGGGTTCACCACGAGCTAAGAAGTCAGACTACGATAATGTTGATGTTATTCCAGTCTCAGACCCAAATGCAAGTACGATGGCACAGAAGATTGTGCAGTATCAGGCAGTTCTTCAATTAGCCCAACAAGCCCCACAGTTATACAACCTTCCACTTTTACATAGACAGATGCTAGACGTACTGGGTATTAAAGAAGCTAATAAACTTGTACCTATGGCAGAAGATCAAAAGCCGCAAGATCCTGTTACTGAAAACCAGAGTCTACTAGCTAGTAAACCGGTTAAGGCGTTTTCTTACCAAGACCACCAAGCACATATTGCCACTCACATGGCGATGTCGCAAGACCCCAAGATTATGGCTTTGGTTCAGTCTATGCCACAACTACAACAAATGCTTCAAGCAACTTTAATGGCCCACGTAGCAGAGCATATAGGGTTTCAATATCGTGTGCAAATTGAAGAGCAACTAGGGATGACGTTACCGCCTCAGAAAGATGAGTCAGACGAGGACATACACATGCCGCCAGAAGTAGAAGCACGGTTAGCTCCGCTGATTGCCCAAGCAGCACAACAATTGTTACAACAAAGCCAGAGTCAGCAGGCTCAACAACAAGCTCAACAACAAGCTCAAGATCCGATAGTTCAGATGCAGCAGCAAGAGTTACAGATTAAAGCTCAAGACCAGCAGCGGAAGGTTCAGAAAGACCAGACGGATGCGCAGCTCAAGATGCAGCAGATGCAGATTGAACGGGAACGGATTCAGATGCAGGCACAGACAGATATGGCTAAAACCTCGGCTCAGTTACAAGCTACGAAAGAAGGGGAGCAAGCTAGGATTGGTGCTGATCTGCTAAAACATCAGGTAGATAAAGGGCATGATAAAGAGAAGCAAACTAAGCAGTTATTAGCTCAAGGGTTACAACAAGCCCATCAGTTTCAGATTCAAAGACAAAAACCAACTCCTCCAACTAAGACAAAAAAGGACTAAACAATGGACGCATTTGAAGTTCTAGTTCAACAGCTAGACGAGAAAGCGCAACAGCTACAAGAAGCAGTAAGTACAGGAAGGGCAGAAACCTTCGAGGAGTATAAAAAAACGTGCGGCGAGATTCGAGGTCTGCTAATTGCACGGGGTTATATATTAGACCTCAAACAAAAAATGGAGAACTCTGATGAGTGAAATCCTTATTGGCTCAAACCCCAATAAACCAGAAGTAGTAGGATCATATAGTTTTACCGCAACAAGTGAAGAAAAAGCACAGCAACTCCCAACTCCTTCTGGATACCGTATTCTTTGCGCTATTCCTGAAGTTGAAGAAGAGTATGACAGTGGGATCTTAAAAGCAGAAGACACAATTAATTACGAAGAGAAGCTAGCAACAGTGCTTTTTGTAGTTAACATGGGCCCTGACTGCTATAAAGATGACAAACGATTCCCTACAGGAGCATGGTGTAAAAAAGGTGATTTTGTTATTGTTAGACCCAATGCTGGTACACGACTTTTAATTCATGGTCGTGAATTTCGTATGATTAATGATGACTCTGTGGAAGCTGTAGTTCAAGACCCACGCGGCATCAAACGCGCTTAAGGAGGCCCCAAATGGCTGAAATTCAAAAAGACGAGTATAAGTTTCCTGATGAAATAGATGATGGCTTAGATGTTGATTTAGACCCAAAAGCTAAAGAAGCAGCGCCAGAACCAGAGGAAAAAGCATCAAAATTTGATATTGAGATTGAGGACGATACCCCTGCCGAAGATCGCAATAAAGAACCAATGCCTAAAGAAATAGTTGAAGAGCTTGAAAAAGATGAGCTTGACAAATATTCTGACGAAGCCAAAATAAAATTAAAACAACTACGTAAGGTTTATCACGACGAGCGTAGAGCTAAGGAATCAGCAGATAGAGAACGGGAAGAAGCAGTTAATGCTACTACTAGACTTTTAGCTGAAAACCAGCGAATGAAGCAGTTGATTAATACTGGGCAGAAAGAATACCTAACTGCCACACAACAATCGGCTGACCTTCAACTCGAAGTGGCTAAAAAAGCATATAAAGAAGCATATGATTCTGGAGATAGTGATAGGGTTTTAGAAGCCCAACAAGCTATGACCAACGCTTCTATTCAACTTGATAA